CCTGTCACCCAAATGGAAAAAGAACTCCGAAGAAGAAAGGCTACTAGGCGTATCTCTTACTGGTATCTTTGACCACAAGATTATGTCTGGTCAGGGTGAGTATGAGAAGTCTGTGCTTGCTAGTACATTAGAGAAACTCCGTGGCATTTCTCGTGATGTTAACAAGGAATGGGCTGAGAAGCTAGGCATCAATCCATCAAAGGCTATCACCACAGTTAAGCCTTCTGGTACTGTATCACAGTTAGTTAATAGTGGTAGTGGTATCCACCCTCGCTATGCTAAACACTACATACGGAGAGTAAGAGCAGATGTTAAAGACCCTCTTGCTACTTGGATGCAGGAGAAGGGTGTCCCCTGTGAGGTTGATGTGTATAATCCACAGAACCTAGTGTTTGAATTTCCTATGGCTTCTGCTTCTAATAGTCTTACACGACATGACATTGGTGCTATTGAACACCTAGAGCTATGGCTTACATACCGTAATCACTGGACTGACCACAATCCATCAGTAACTATCTATGTAGGTGAGGATGAATGGGCTGATGTAGGCGCATGGGTATGGAAACATTGGGATGAAGTATGTGGTGTATCCTTCCTACCTCGTGAGGATGACAACCATTCCTACGCACAAGCACCCTATGAAGAAGTAACCGAAGACCAGTACAAGAAGTTACAAGCAGCAATGCCTGTAATTGACTTCGCTGAGTACACAGAAGTCCTTGATAATACTACATCTTCTCAGGAATTAGCCTGTACTGCTGGCGTATGTGAAATCTAAAGTGTAACTATTAGCGAAAGTTTGAATAAAATGAGAGTTTTAGGAAACGATTATAACATTACAGATGGCTTATTGAGAAAGCTTTCTGAACTGTATCCAGATAAACTTCCGCTTAATCAAGTGTCCTCTGAGGAATTATCTTTCCTCAGGGGTCAGCAGTCTGTGATACAGAAGTTACATGAATTACAAGACAACGATTTTGAGGAAGATTAAATGGGAAGTTTAATGGGAAGAACACCTCGTCCAGCCCCACCCCCAGCGAGACCAGTAACTGCTGTTACTAAGACTCCTGACATTGAGATGGACGATACAGAATTAACATCAACACAATTACAGAAAAAGAAAAAGGGCAAGAAAGGCCTGAAGATTGAACTACAGGACACAGCTACACAAACAGGTAGTACTGGTTCTGGCGTTCAAGTACCTACAGGAGAGTAGTTATGGGCGGTATTATTAAAAAGAAAAAATCTAGCCCTGTTACTGCTGCTACTAAACCTACATCCGTAACTGCTGCTGCTAAAAGTATGCAAGAAGATGATGGCACAGAAATAGCTACTACTTCTTCCATGTTAGGTATTAAGAAAAAAGGTAAGAAAGCCCTTATCACACAGCCAGCCGCAGCTAATGTAGGTGGTGATGGTGGTGTAGGGCTTAACATTCCAAAAGGATAATTAAATGGAACAAGGTGTAGGTGAAGTAGCTAAACGCTACAGTCAACTTGAAGGGGAGCGAGACACCTTTTTAGAACGAGGACGCGAAGCAGCAAGGCTTACCATTCCTACTCTTTTACCAGATGAAGGTCATAGTAGTTCAAGTATCTACAGTACACCATATCAAGGTATAGGGGCAAGGGGTGTAAACAATCTCGCATCTAAATTGCTTCTGGCTCTACTACCTCCTAATAGTCCATTCTTCAGACTTACTATTGATGACTTTGATTTACAGCAGATTGCTGGTGATAATCGTGGTCAAGTAGAAGAAGGACTAGCACGAATTGAACGTGCTGCAATGCAAGAGATTGAGGGTAAAGCTATCCGTGTACCTGTCTTTGAAGCTCTAAAGCTTCTGATTGTGACAGGTAATGCTCTTGTATATATGCCTAAAAAGGGCGGTATGAAAGTATACAGACCTGACCGTTACGTTGTTAAACGTGACGCTATGGGTAATGTTCTAGAAATCATTACAAAAGAAACAGTATCACCCATGATGCTTCCTGAGGAAGTACAGGCGATGCTGCCTCAATCAGAAACCCCAGTTAAATCTCTAGACCTTTATACAAAGCTTATGAAGACTAATAGAGGCTTTGATGTATTTCAAGAGGTTGCTGGTATAGAAGTCCCTAACTCTAGGGGAACATATAAAGATGACACAAACCCATTTATCCCTCTTCGGTTCATCCGTATAGATGGAGAAGATTACGGACGTGGGTATGTAGAAGAATACATTGGAGACCTAAGAAGCCTTGAGTCACTTACTCGTGCTATTGTGCAGGGTAGTGCTGCTTCCTCTAAGGTACTCTTTCTTGTTCGTCCTAATGGTACAACAAAGTCTACTGACCTTACTAAAGCACCCAATGGTGCGTTCCTTAATGGTGATGCTAATGATGTATCTACCCTACAGGTACAGAAAGCAGCAGACTTCCGTGTAGCATTAGAAACTATGCGTATGATTAATGACCGCATGGCTGCTGCCTTCTTGTTGAACAGTTCAGTACAACGAGCAGCAGAGCGAGTGACAGCAGAAGAAGTTCGCTTCATGGCACAGGAACTTGAGACTGCCCTTGGTGGTGTGTACTCAATTCTGTCTCAGGAGTTTCAGCTTCCTCTAATTAACCTCCTACTAAACTCTCTGCAAAAGCAGAATAAAATGCCTAAGATGCCTAAGGACAGCGTTAAGCCTACCGTTGTTACTGGTATTGAGGCACTTGGTAGAGGTCAAGACCTTAATAAACTTGCAACCTTCCTACAGTATCTACAGCCACTAGGGGCTGAAGTTATTGCTAGTGAGATGAACATCAATGACTACATTGACCGTCTTGGTGCTTCTCTAGGGATTGATACTTCTGGTCTGATTAAATCACAGGAACAGAAGATGCAAGAACAAATGGCTCAACAACAAATGATGCAACAACAAATGTTGGAACAGACAGCTATGGGAGCAGCACAAAGAGCAGCCCCAGCAGTAGCTGGTAACATAGACCCTGACCAAATACGTCAGGCATTGGAGCAAGTTAGCGAATGACAGAATCAGTGAACACACATCAAGAACAACCACCAGAATCACAAGAGCATATTGATGCTATGTTGAAGAAGGTAGAAGGTCAAGCACCTTCTGATCGTCCTGATTGGTTGCCTGAAAAATTTAAGAGTCCAGAAGACATGGCAAAGGCTTACTCAGAATTAGAGAGCAAGCTTGGTAAGGGTAGTAAAGAAGAGACCCAAGAAACAGATGAACTAGCTGAACAGGTAAAACAGACTAGCTCTGAAGTTTCCGAAGCCCTAGATGCCAAGGGGCTGGACTTTGATGTATTTCAACAGGAATATTTAGATAACGGTGAGCTTTCAGATGATGCTTATACAGCATTGGAAGAAGCTGGCTTCTCTCGTACTCTTGTTGATAGTTGGATACAAGGTCAGAACGCTCTGTCCTCACAAGTAGAAGCAGAGATGCACTCTATTGTGGGTGGACAGGAACAGTATTCTGAGCTTATGCAATGGGCATCTAACAATCTACCTGAATCAGAAATAGATGCCTTTAATGCAGCAGTAGACTCACAGAACCCTTCTAATATCAGGTTTGCTGTACAAGGTCTTTATGCACGTTATCGTTCAGAGGCTGAACCTAATCTCCTTCAAGGAGGTACTGGTGCTGTGTCCTCTGGTGGGAAGTTTGAAAGCAATGCAGAATTAACTGCTGCTATGCGTGACCCTAGATACGCTAAAGACCCTGCCTACAGGCAACAAGTCGCTGATAAGTTGGCTCGTTCTAGTCTGTTCTAAATGTTGCATTGGATTGGGGGACTTGTTCCCCCTCTCCTTCTAAACACATCTACTATGGGTGTGCTTAGAAGGGGAAACCCTACCTCAAGTTATTACTGACTAAAATAACCCTGACCCCTTGCGAGGGACAATCTAGGCCAAGACGTGTTGGTAGTGCTGAGACAATTAACTCAACATTATCTTTTAGAAAGGGATGATATTATGGCTTCTGCCGCTTCAAACCCTGCATATAGCGTTAGCTTTCAGGGACAAAATAATAACACAGGTGATGTTCGTGATTTATTTCTCAAACTCTATGCTGGTGAAGTTCTCACCGCATTTGAGGAAAAGAAAGTCATCATGGACAAAGTGCGTACTCGCACAATCTCAAAAGGAAAGTCTGCTTCCTTCCCAATGACAGGCCGTGCTTCTGCTGAGTATCTAACCCCCGGAAATGAAATCACTGGTGGTCAGATTCGTGCTGGTGAACGCATCGTTAGTATTGATGATCTGCTGATTAGCTCACAGTTCATTGCTAATATTGACGAAGCTATCAACCACTACGATGTTCGCTCAATCTACTCAAAGGAAGCTGGTATTGCATTGGCTAACGAAGCTGACCGTAACGTAGCTCGTATGCTGGTTAAGGCTTCTTTGTCAACCAACGCTGCTCGTGCTGCTGGTCTAATTCAGGACTACAAATCATTCACTGAAGAAGACTTCACAGACAACGTAGTAATCGGTGACAACGCTGCTGACGATCTAGTAGCAACCGACATCGCACAAGCTATCTTCAACGCTCGTAAAGAGATGGAGAAGAAGAACGTACCGACTGATGGCGCAGTAGTAATGCTTCCACCAGACCAGTACTATGCACTGCTTGATGTGACTGACGGTAACAAGCTGGTTTACATGAACCGTGACTTCGGTGGTGAAGGCTCTATTGCTTCTGCAACTGTACCTTCAATCGCTGGTATGCCTGTTTATATGTCAAACCATGCCGATGTAACTAACCTCTACACCGCACTTGCTGCTGGTGCTGGAGAAGGTGTAACATCAGACAACGCACCTCTGGCTAACACTGCTGGTTCAGGCCGTGCGACTCACTATGACTTGCCTACTACTGATGTAGATGGTGCAGACATGGTGGCTCTCGCTG